CATACTTTTTTGCTCATTCTGATGATAGTGCTGGGGTGATAAGTGCCAGAAGTCTAGATGATGCACTTAAATGTTTCTCAGTTTATCAACTCTATCAAAAATGTTTAAACCATTTAATATCCTATAAGAAAAGTAACCTGAGTGTTAGAGGGTTCGAAATGATTTCAATAATGTACTTAAATAAAGAATTGCTACCTCTCACACATAAATTTATAACCAATGTTTCATACAATCCAACAATGATGGGATACTCATCTGATATGTCGTCCGCCATAAGTAATTTGGTTGATATATATACCAATGGAGGAACTTTGTTACAATGTCATGCAAACTTTATGACTCACCAAGAAATGATTAGGAAAATATACCATTTACCGGAGGTTTTAAGATCGGGGAAAATACCTGTCTCACTAGGTGGATCTATATGCTGTAACCCCATTTTGTACATAGTTTTGGGTAGTGCTGCTTTTGAAGCTTACAATGATCTATGTCTAAATGAAAAAGAATTTGCTGCCAAATTTTTGACATATAAAGAGTTTGGCAATTATATACCAGGATATAGTTCTGGCATAAAGTTCGTAAATCCAATTTATAAACCATACTCTGATAGGTTTAATGCTGATGAAAAACAAAGAGAAATAATGAAAGTTTTATCCTTGTGGGGTGGTGATTCAACTATTGACCATTTGATTAAGTACAATAATGATTTATATGATTTTAATTTCTACCACAGTACTCTGAATCTGTCTTCAGACATGTTATACATTGCTTCTTTATTCTACCCCTATAAAATCTACACAGACAAACAAATATACAATTTTAAGAATTTTAAAGATGTGATCCCTTTAATGAATATTAAGGATGACTTTAAGTCAGATGTTGTCTTCGAAAAAATGAAGATCCACAAAATAGTTGAATCGATAAACAATATGAGTTATGACCACTCTAAATTTTCAATAGCAAGTAGTAGAACTGTAAAACCTGTTCAATACGAAACAGACCCTTCTGGGATAGCTATGTTTAATTATCAAACACTGATGAAAATGCAGGCTTATAAAATGGACCCATCTGTTGTTGATCTAGACGATGTGCCACTTAGAGTTCCCATTCTTTATAAACACTTCATGAAGGTTGTATCAGATGCAGACCTATTAATAAGAAGAGAGCTTAATGAATTAAAATTAAATAAAAGGCGGTTCTGTTATCAAAGATTCCCCTCAAGGCTTGAACCAAACTCTATGGCAGAATTTATATGCTTGGCAATGTCTTATACTACTTATGAGGATGTTGTGTTTTGTGAAAATTACAAGTTGTATGGATTAGATTTTTTGGAATCACCCTTAGATTTAGATCATTTCTCATTCTGTTGCAAGTTTTTAGATCTAGCATCCGACCAAGACTATAAAGAATCTTTTCAATGCTGCGAATCAGATCAATTAAATGAACTACTAGCCCTTAGGCAAATAGGTTTTGTGAATTATACAGGGACAGTTGGCACATATTCTAGACCACAGATAAGAAGCGTTAATGACTGGCATGGTAACGCTGAATTTCAGTTGTTGAATGAATTTTACAAGTTAAGGCATTACTATGTGGATGGAGAAATACATATAAAGATAGAAGCCTATGATGATTATTTTGTCAATGAAGCCTATCAATACTATAAGCTCTTTTGTGATAGCAGG